AGTTCCTTGCATTTTATACGTCTATTCGGTTGTTGTCTCTATATTGGTTTGCTTTTGTTTTTATTTTTTCAATTTTTATTTTTAATTATATTGCTTTCGCTTTTTAAATTCAAAAGCAAGATAATTATTGCGCTACCATTTATTTTTTTTCACACTGATTTTGGGTCCCGCTCCTTTTTTGTTGATGTTCTTCGGGTCATATGACTCCTCTTCGTCATCAGAATTCAAATCCTTGCTCATCTCCCAGAATTCTTTACTACCGAGTTTGAACGGTCCGTGCTGCTGCGCCTTGTACCAGAAAATTTGGTCCTGTAGTTTATTCGATTTGGCATTGTTATTTATCACCAAACACTCGAAATTTTCAGTACACTGGTCCATCACCTGACAGAATGACTCAAATGTCGGAAACATGCCCGCATAATTTTCATAGATTCGTTTTCGGTTACCTATATACGGCTCTCGCAGGATAAACACGTAGTCAATATTGGTTCTAAGATTTGGCGGAATGCCTAAAGGATATTGCATTGTGATGACCAGCATAATCTTCCAATGACGGCCGTTCATAAAGAGGAGACGCATCATAGTGTCGCGGGTCCATTTATTATCGAACAAGCAATCGTCGAGAACGACAAAGGTTCGGGGGTCTATGGTGCTCCGTTTGTATGATTCCATTTCCTTTTTGACTTGTTTGAGAACTGCTTTTTGTCGTTTTAAAATATTTTCTATGATGGCGGTGTTGTATGCGTCATGGATGAAGAGTTTCGGAACGTGTTCTCCGAAGAATCCGTTGCCTGCTTCTGTTCCTGAAATGACGGTTCCGATGGGGATGTCCTGGTGGTAATACATGAGGTCTTTCACGAGAAAACTTTTACCGGTATCACGTCGTCCGATTAAAACGATAACTGGACCTTTATTTTCGTCCGGTCGAAAGCTGATGGAGCGCATGTCAAATTTACCTAGTTCCAAGTTCATATTTTAATGTGCTTGTTTAAAAAATGGAATGTCCTATATATCCTATATCCTGTAAAAATAAAAAAAATGCATGTGTCAAACTAATTTTAATTTAGTATAATAAATGTTATAAAATATAAGTTTATATAAGTTTAAATAGTTGTATTTTTCTATTTATAGAAAGTAATATTTCAATTATTCATTTATTTACCGTTATGTCTATTCCTGTCATTCATCCTCTCATTCCTCCTGTCATTCCTCCTGTGATTCCTCCTGTCATTCCCGTTGTTGATGCTGATGCAACAACCACAAGTGTAGTTGACGATGAATTTAAATTTAAATTATTTTACCAAAAGCCGAAAAATGATAATGTTCTTAAAGATTTAGAAATGTCTCACATGGGATTAAAAAAATGTCAAAATTATATTCCGATTTATTCAAAATTCTTCTCTCTCAATGACACAAACTATAATTCAATCAACCTTAACCAGAAACACAGCGCTAAAACAATATCTGCTGCCGCTTCTCACGCTTCATCGGATGATGATTGTGCCACCACCACATCAATATCAAAAAATTGTGGCAATGCTATTATTTTTCCAAATCCTAATCCAAAACAGTGTAAAAATAAAAATAATGATGACGCAGAAAGTGTGTTTACTCCAGTATTTTTCAAATTCTCTCCATTACTTGACCCGATTAAATATTTAGCTGGCAATTATAATTTCAAGGGAACCACGGGTGCCCCCTCTGTACCCTCAATGGATGGGATTGATGAGGTGGAGGGGGGACGTTTACATTTACTGGATTCCTTATTAAGCTTGCCATCGATTCATTCAACTCCGTTTGCATTTGATACAATCGCAAGTACTTCAGTCGAAGGAAAAGAAAAATACAATCATTATAAGACATTAGATTCTAATAATTCGGCGTATGTCGACGGATTCTTTTCTTATTTATCGAGCCAGCTGTTGAACACCCACGGCTTTATTCATGGCATAGATTTTTATGGTTCATATTTGGCAATTCAAAATGAATTTACAATTAATATTATTGATGATTATGAATACTTGATGAAGAATGATTTTTTTAAAGAAAAAAATGGAACTCTTTTTAAATTTGATGAAACTGCATTTGAAGATTGTAGTGACGATAATGATGATGATGATGATGAAAATGGTGAATGTAATGGAAAGAAAAAACAAACTAGAAATCGCAATCGCAATCCTAAACTAAAGTTAAATGTCAATGAAGATAAAAATATAGACATTCAATTAGATAATTTCGAGATTGTCGACGATACTTGTTGCAGTGGTTATAGTGAAAATGTTAATGATGATGTTGTCAAACGTGCAAACAACGCTAAACTAGAGTTGACCGAATTGACCGAATTGACTCATTCGAATATTTTCAACCCCGAAAATGAAGAAAATAATGGTAGTTGTGTTATTAACAATATATCATACAATTCCTCATCATCTTCCGTTTCATGTTCTTCTAGATCGTCTCATACGACAACGCAATCAAATGATACAAATAATGATGCCAATGATGATGATGAACTTTTCAGCGACGATGACAATGTTGGCAGTAAAAGCAGAAATAATACTAGTAATAGTAGTAATAGTGGAAGTAGTAATAGTGGAAGTAGTAATAGTAGTGATAACAGCGGCGATACAGAATCAACATTTGAAACAGTTGATGATGATGATGATAATGACAATGGATACGAAGAAGAAGAAGTATTGAATGCTGTTATTTACAATTTTCCAGTTGAAGTTATTATGCTAGAACGTTGCACAAAAACTCTTGATTATTTAATGGTGAAAGATATTCTCTCGGATGAAGAATGGGAAGCTGCATTAATGCAGATTGTTATAACCCTGGCAACATATCAAAAAATATTTTCATTTACGCATAATGACTTGCATACAAATAATGTCATGTTTATTGAAACAGATAAAGAATTTATATATTATTTTTTCAATAAGAAATATTACAAGGTTCCGACGTTTGGTAGAATATTTAAAATCATTGATTTTGGTCGGTCAATTTACAAATTTAATTCAAAATTCATTTGCAGCGATAGTTTTCATAAAAGTGGAGATGCTGCAACTCAATATAACTGCGAACCTTATTTTAATGACAAAAAACCATGCATTCATCCAAATTATAGTTTTGATTTATGTAGATTGGGTTGCTCACTCTTTGATTTTTTTATTGAAAATATGGAAGATGTCGAGCGTGAATGTAAAAAGAGTCGGTTGGTATCCCTTGTCGTCGACTGGGTAACCGACGATAACGGATGTAATATTTTATACAAGAAGAATGGACTTGACAGATACCCGGATTTTAAATTATATAAAATGATTGCGCGAACTGTTCATAATAAAGTCCCATCGCAGCAACTCAAGCATCGCATATTTACTCAATACGAAGTTACACAAAAAAACATTAAAAGTGTATCAAAAACAGAAATTATCAACATTGATAAATATCCCATTTATATTTAAATTTAAATATTCAATTAACTTTATGCTGGGTTTTGGTTTTGGCTGCTGTTCATCCATCCCTCTAAAATTACAACTCTGATGGTTAATGCACTTATTACAGTATCAACATAATATTTATATTTATTTGTGAGTGAATTATTATAAGGAGGTGAGTAGTCAATTTTACATTGTATATCAAAAAAATAATGTAGATGATAAATATTATAAATTCAAAAATAAACGCATCAATACAGTTTCATTGTATATATTATAATTATATTATATTTTTTTTACAAATTCAAACAAATCGTTGTCACCATTTTATTATATAAAATTGTAAATGCAAATGCAAATATGAAGTCGACATAAATCATTTGAAAATGTTTTTGAAATATGATGTAAATCAACATCAAAATGAAGAATTTGATAACTGTGGAAGTTGGATACTCCGCTCCTGTTTCTGATTCTGATTCCGGTTCCACTTCTGATTCTGATTCCGGTTCCACTTCTGATTCTGATTCCTCTTCCGGTTCCTCTTCCGGTTCCTCTTCCGGTTCCTCTTCCGGTTCCGCTTCTGATTCTGATTCCGGTTCCGCTTCAAAATTGTTTCCGCTCCTTCTCAATTCTTCTTTGACAGAGCGCTTTAAATTATTAAGAATTTTTTCATACGGTGAAAACATAACATATTCTCCTTTTTTTTGACACCAATATCCAACATGTTCGTTGGTGTCAATATCGTACAAGTAAGGAATGCCTGTTTCGTTATCAGACTTGATATACAAAGGCACTCCGTTGAATTCCATTCTTGTATTGGCATCGTTGTTTTGTTGACTCATTTTATTTTCTTAATATGGCTCGCAGTTGATTGGATTGTATGGATTGTATAAATGCATTAACCATTGATATAATTTCAATTTTTTGAATAATATATTTAATTAACTAAATATTAAATATATAATAATAATAATAATAGCAAAGAATATTATAAATTTTGTTTATATATATGGTCTTATTATTTTTAATGGATTTAACGTGTAGTTTAATTCTAACTGGTGCATTTAAAATTGGAAGTTGGGTTGTATATAAATCATTCGACGGAATAAGTTACATTTATAAACGAGCACGTTCTAATGAAAAATTGTGTGATAAATATGATTATAATCTAGATGAACTAAATTCAACCCCTTATGTTATTATTACAGAAGAAGAATATGATGCACTTGTAAATAATTGTAAACCAAAATGTACAAAAAGAAATGTTTCTTCACTCACTAAAAAAATAATTGCAAGTAACCAATCTTGGAAATGCGGAACTTGTGCTGAAATTATGGACTACACATATGAAATAGACCACCATATTCCACTTTTTAAAGGCGGAAGCAACGATATAAGTAATTTAATCGCACTTTGTAGAAATTGTCATGGTAAAAAAACCATTTTAGAAAATGTCGATTGATAGAAAAAGTCGATTGATAGAAAATATCGATTTAAATTAAATTAAATTAATTTATAATATAATATACATACATACACACATACATACATACATACATACATACACGCACCATAAATGGTTTATGTCAAAGGTAGAAGTTTGTGCAGAGGCAAGTGTCCGCTCCCAGTTTTTCAATATAATGAGGATAATGCAAACGCGAGTCGAATGCCAAGATATATAAGAAACACAATTATTATCAACACATCCAGATTTCAAGGTGGTGGGCGTTTTCAGTTTGCAAATAACTCCTTGAATGCTTTTGGAAAATGGGCAGGGTGTCCTGGCGGGTCTGGACCGGGTTATTCATCAACAAATAAATATGTTCCTTACCAAAATTGTAGTGTGGGTCCAGCAATCGCAGGTCCGCAAACAAATTGTTTTTCAAGATGTTAACAACATAATAAATATCCATCCATTCTATCCTGGATAAATATTTATTTTATATTTAGGAAATTAATTATATGAATATATAAATGCAGATACTCGATTATGAATAAAAGTAAAATAAATAAATAAAATAAATATATACTCGATTAAAAATTATAATTTAATTGAATTATAATTTTTTCTTTTTATACTATATAACAATATAACAAATAATTATAGCAATGGGTCACAAAAAAGGCAATGATGGCGCGTACCATATCTCCGGACATTCTTATTCAGTCGTTAGAGGGTCAAGACCCCAAGTAATGCATGGAACTGCTTATAAAACTGTCGGCGGTCTAACGAAAAGCAGTCTCATGTACAATAAATATGGCAGGATTGTTTCAAGGCGCAAACACGCCACTGCAAAGCGCGAAAATCGTCTTAAGAAGGCCGGCTGGGTTCCAATTGGTAAAGGAAAATTCGGTTCTGTTTTTGTAGGAGATAAATCTAAATCTAGCAAAAAATCTAGCAAAGGGGGGCATAGTCACAGCCGCACTCACCGCCGGGCGTTCATTGCGTAAATCTTGCCTGCCACTCTCATTAAATAAAAAAATATCTATATATAAGAATACAATACAATAAGAATACATAAATCATATCATATACATCATATACATCATAGCAAGCATTCTATAAAAAGATAGTTTATACATTCAATTCTTACAAGTTACAAGAGAGAAGAGAGATAAATGAAAATGATAATAATAAATAAAAAATAAATAAATTATAAAAACATTATTTTTTTGTATAATTATATAGTATACATAATAATACAAAAATACAAAATGGGATATACGAGAGATAAAAAAACGGGTCTTTACAACATTAAAGGAAATACGTATGAAAAAATACGCGGTTCAAGAACTCAAGTTTCAAATGGAACTGCGTACATGACTACTGGCGAACTGACAAAAGATAAGCTAATTTATAGTAAAAACGGTTACATTGTTAGCAAAAAAAAACATTTTACAGCAAAAAAGGAAATGCGTCTTGAAAAATATGGCTATTTTACGAAGAAGGGAAAATTTGGTTCAGTAAAAAGGAACAGAAAAACGAAAAAAAAAATGTTTTGAAATTATTTTATATTTTA